CCAGCGCGGCGTCGGCCTGGGGTGCGACGTGCGTCCAGGCATCTGCGAGGTAGCCCATGCGAGCCTCCACGAAGCTCGCATAGGGTGCCGTCGCGACCACGGACGCTTCCGCGGAGCCGTCGAGCACAGAACCCTCGGGACCCTGGGTGCCGATGCTGCCCTCGAGATCGCCCGTGCGGTTCTGGAAGGAGTGCGTGGCACGCGCGGCGGCCGCGGTGCGCTCTGCGAGGGCCCGGATCTCCGCGCGCAGGTGATCGTCCAGCGCACGGTCCAGGTCCCGCACGGCGCTGTCGAAGCCCTGGAACTGCACGGAGAACATTCAGAGCCTCCCGCGTCGGGTGTCGGTGGTCACCGCGGCGCCGCCTTCGGTCACGGTGGGCGTACTGTCCGTGACGTCCGCGGGGATCACCTTGCCGTCGCCGATGGCCCGGAGCCAGCGCTCCGCGTCGTCGTATGTGCGGCGGTAGGAGCTCCCTTGGTCGGGCGAATCGAAGCCGAGCTTCGAGAGCAGCCGGTGCGCGGCGATCACGCACACGACCCGGCGGAGGTCCACGCCCCACGCGGTGAGCGGGAGCACGTAGCGCCCGGCGGCGAGGTACCCGTCAGCGTAGACGCTGGCCTCAAGCAGCGCGGCGTCTTTGTCGGCGGAGGACAGCGCGGCCACCGTCGCAGCCGGGAGCGCATAGGTCCCCAGGTCCGCAGCGGTGGCGTACGCGGCCACGAGGATTACGCGCCCGCGTTGACTTCGAGCAGGCCCACGACGCGCACGTTGCCCGTGCCCGCCGTGAAGGCGCTCGTGATCCGGTCGAAGCGCACCGTGTCGGTGGGCAGCCAGAGCGCGGTCTTGATCTTCGCGACGCTGTTGATGCCCACGCCGATCGTGCCGGGCACGCTGCCTACGGAGGCCACGAGGGTGGCCGCTACGTCGCCGGCGGCGCCGCCGACCAGGTCACCCTTGGTGCTGAACCCGGTCTTCGCCGAGCTCACGCCGATCGCGCTGGAGGACCCGCCGGTCCAGTCGGTCAGGACGTGCCAGTAGACATCGATCAGCCGCAGCCGCGCGCCCGTGGGCATCGTGTACAGCACCGCGGCGTCGGCCGTGCCGAACGCAATGGGCAGTACCAGGACGCACGCGCCGGGCACGCGGAGCCAGCGGCCCGTGCCCGCGGCGGGCGTGGCCACGAGGAGATCATCCCCGGTCACGGCGCTCGAGCTGTGGAAGCACCAGCGGCTCTGGTCGGCATCGACGAACACCTCGTTGCCGTGGGTGCGCGCCACGTCGCTGGCGACGAGGGCTTTGAGCGCGGTGAGCGTGGCCACGCTGAACGGGGACCGCGTCGCGGTGCCGCCGCTGCTGGTGGACATCGGGTGGCCGTACGGGGTGACGGGGAAGAGGGGCATCGTGGGTCTCCGTGGGGGTCGTGGGGCCGAGGGTGCGTGGCGATCAGCAGGCTTCGCCGGTCAACGAGAAGGTGAAAGAGGGCGTAGTGCCGCCGATCGTGCAGACGGCGCGCACGAAGCGATCGGCGCCGCCGACGCTCTGCCGCTCGCTCTGCCCGGTGGCGGTCTTCTGCGCGAACGCGAGCAGCCTGCGCCAGAGGGTCACGCCGTCCGCGGAGGTCTGCACCTCGACGTCGAGCGTGGGCGTGGTGCCGGACACCAGCGTCGCGTCGAGCAGCAGGCGCAGGGTCTCCATGTCGCCCATCTCGTAGGTGTCCGAGGTGAACGTGGCGGTGCGCGCGGCGGAGGCGACCAGCGGGGCGTCGTAGACGGTGGCGAAGCGCCCGTCCTGGCGCTGGTAGCTCTTGAGAACGGTAGCGATCATGGTCCAGCTCTCCATCGCGGCGAGCACCGCGGCGGCGGCGACGCGCGTCAGTCCGAGGTCCGTGAGTTCATCGAGGTCCGCACCGTCGAGGTCGCGCACCGTGGTGTACCCGGCGGCGGTGAGCACCGCGCGGCCCGGGAAGTCCGTGGGCAGGGCGGGCCAGGCGAGCGCCTCTTGCTTCGCGCGCCAGAAGCCCGCGAGGTGGGTCTCTCCGGTGGTCAGCGCCGCGCGGCGCTTGAACAGGTAGAACCTGCGCGGCGAGGGGACGCCCACCGGCGTCAGTTGTGCTTGAGGATCACGACACCGCTCTTCGTGCCGCCGGGCAGGCGCGAGTAGCGGTGGGCCACGAAGTACACATGCGTCGCGGTGACGCGCGTGTCGGCGAGGATGTCCTTGTCCTCGTCCACACTCGGGTTGCCGTTGTACCAGAACGCCAGCGCCCGCTTCTTGAGCAGGAGCGACGTGTACTTCGCGGGCGAATCGCTGGTCGCCGCGAGGCGATCGGTCACGAAGATCGGGATGCCGCAGAAGCGCTGCAGCTGCCCGTCCACGGGGTCCGTGAGTAGCGGGCGACCGCTCGCGTCTTTGATCCGGAACAGGTCGCCCAGCGTCTTGGAGTGCACCACGAGCATCGCCACGTCGTCCTGCTCGTCGCCCCAGAGCAGACGGCCCGTGACCATCTGGTCGTAGTCCAGCGTGCGAGGCACGGTGGCGCTGTACACGTCCGTGGTCATGGGCGCGTCGGCGGCCACTGCCACGTCGATCAGCGCCTTATCCACGCGGCGCTGCACCGCTTCTTTGATCTGCCGCGCGGCTTCCATGTACGGGTCGCTGGCAGGGTCCGCCGCGAGCATCGCCCACACGGAGGCCTGGAAGGCCTTCCCGCTGTGCTGGACGCTGGCGCTCTCGCTGGTCTGCGAGAGGGACACGGGGGTGAGCGCGTCGCCCTCCGTGGCGATGTCGTCGAGCTCGCCGAGGGTCCCGAAATAGGGGACCTTGATCGTGTCGCCGCCCTGGTTGCCGGGCATCGTGCCGTTCATCACCACGGCGGGCGATCCGGCGAGCACGCGCATGCCCGCGAAGGCGCCCTTGACGGCGGCCTGCAAGATCTCCGACACGATCACGAGATTGCTGCGCAGCGTAGTGGCCATGGTCTGTCTACTCCGTCGAGGGGAACGTCAGGGTGAGTGTGTGGGTCACGCGCTGCGCGCGTGGGTGCGTCGCTGGTAGTCCGCCAGGAGGGCGTCGTACTGCGCCCGGTTCGTGTCGCGCAGGTGGTACTGCTCCATGGGCGCGAGCTGCTCCCAGGTCTTCCCGGCGAGGCCCGCGCTCGGCGAGGGCTCCGCGGGCGGGTCGGGCGGCGTGATCTTCGATGCGTGCGCCAGGTACCCGCGCAAGCTCGCGGTGGACTGCGTGGGGACCCACGCCTGCACCAGCGCCGGGGTGAGCACCTTGTCTTTGACGCCCTGCACGATCAGTGCGGCGCGCTCCTGGGCGTCGCCCGCTGCACGCAGCGTGGCGACCTCGGCCTCGAGCGCGGCGAGCTTCGCCGACGCGGCCTTGTGGGCTTCGACGGCGCCGAGCGCTGCGTCCGCGGAGGTCTCGCCCGTGGCCGCGAGCAACCGCTTCTCCACGTCGAGGAGGGACTGGGCGCGCGCGGCGAGCTGCGCGTCGGTGGCGGCGTCGTCGAGACCAAGGGCGAGGGCGGCGGTGGACATGGATTTCTCCTGGGCGCCGAGTCGGCGCGCGGTCGCGAGGGCAGCGGGGTACGTGGAGACGGCGTCAGCGAGGCCTGCGGCCACGGCCTCGGCGCCGTGGAACACCGCGGCCTGCTGCGCGAGCACGGCGGCGCGGGTGAGGGGTCGGGTGCGGGCCACCTCGGCAGCGAAGAAGGCGGCGAGCTGCGTGACCCGCGCGCGCAGTCGCGCAACGGCGTCCGGGTTCAGCGGGAGTGCGGGGTGCAGGTCGGCCTTGCGGTCACCGCTGGTGACCACCGCGACGGCGATCCCGTCCTTCGCGAGCGCTTCCGCCTGCGACACCGCGACGGCGATCACGCCGACGGAGCCGACGCCGGCGGCACGGCCCACGAAAATCGTGCGGGCCAGCGTCGCGAGTGCGTACGCGGCGCTGTAGGCCGCCGTCTCGGTGTACGCCACGAGCGGCTTGCGGCTCGACGCGAGGGCGCCGCGCACGGTGTCGAGCGATTCGAAGAGGCCACCGGCGGACCCGCCGGGGCTGCTGAGCATCAGGAGCACGGCGGTGGCCGCGGGATCCGCGAGGGCCGCGAGTACACGCGCGGTGACGCCCGTGGGTCCCGCGTAGCCATCCCACCAGTAGCCCGCGCGACTTTCCAGCGGGCCGTCCACGGACACCACCGCCACGCCCTGGTCGAGCGCGTAGAGCTTACGCGCGCTCTCCCCGGAGAGGTCGCCGTAGAGCGCGTGCTGGCGGTCGTAGGTGCGCTCCAGGGCCTCGGGCAGCACGGCGAGGCATTCGTCCTGCGGCGTGATGCGGCGTGGCGTCGTGTCGAGGTCGGTCATGGTGCGGGGGGCGAGGGTGCAGGGGTCGGAGGCGCAGGCGGGTCGCCTACCCGCAGTGGGATGCCGCGCGCGGTGAGCAGCGCGACCGCATCGACGTGCTGTCCGGTGCCTGCCAGCGCGGCGTTCATGGCGGTAATGCCCTCGCCCAGCGCGGTGTAGCCCGCGCCCAGCGCGACGAGGTCCGCGGGGGGGTCGGTGGCCCATGCGGGCCAGGGCGCGAGGTCGGCGTCGCCGAAATTCAGGGTGGCCCAGGGCCGGAGCGCCTGGTGGTGCAGGTCCGTGGCGGTGCTCTCCCCGTCCGCACGGATCAAGTCGGCGCGGATCGCCTGGTGCACCTGCGCCGCGGCGAGGGATCCGCCCGACACCTCGGTGGTCAGGTTCTGCCCGGCGAGCATAATCGCAGTGCCCGCGTCCGCCATGCGGATCTGCTCGCGGAACATTTCCCACGTGCGCGCCGTCGCTTCGACCAGCTTGAGGTCGTAGCCCGGGGGGAGGCAGAGTCCGGTGTCGTGCCCGAGTCCCGCGAGGTCCGCGGCGAGCTCTTCACGGTCGTTCTTGTGGCTTCCGACCGGCGCGACCCCCGCACGGATCGGGGTGCCATGCACCTCGCTGTGCCGCGCCCAGTCCTGGCGCGCGTAGGTTTTCAGTAGCCACCAGCGGGCGAGGGCTCGCCAGGCGCCGTGCGCCCAGGGCCGCTGGGCACCGTAGGGCGCGTGCAGCACCCAGGTGCCGTCGCCAGGCTGTAGAGGGATCTCGCCACCGCTCTCGACGAGCAGCCGCCATCCCCGGTCGGTCCAGTCGTAGCTCAGGTACCGCGCGTGCCGACCCTCGAGCACCGGCAGCACACGGGTCCCGTCGTCGCGCGGTGTCCACCGCAGGGCGCCGAGGCCCACGCCCAGGAGGATGCCCCAGGAGAGCAGCCGGGCCAGCTCCGCCTCGGGGAAGCTCGCCCACCAGTCCTCTTCGAGATCGAGGGCCTTCACCGCGCGCTTCGAGCGGCGCCGATCGCCACTGGCCTCGAAGGACAAGTCGAGCCCGAGCAGTCCACGCACGCGGGCGCCCAGCACGCCCTGCACGCGGTCATCGGTCAGGAGCGCTTCGCACAGGTCCGCGGCCATCCGCAGATTCCCGCCGTCCGCGAGCACTTCGGCACTGCGCACCAGGGAGGGCGTCCACTCGACGAACGTGCGGACGGGAGGCTCGCGGGGCGGTGCTGCGGTGGGCTTCGGCATGGTCAGCGACGCGTCGAGCGCACGCGGGAGGAGGTGTAGGGTGCGGGCACGGTCTGCAACCACGCGAAGGCCCCGCTGGCGGCATCCACCTGGTCGTCGTGCTCGCCCTCGGGGAAGGACTCCAGCTCGCGCACGAACGCATCGAGCCAGGGACCCCGCACCAGTCGGATGTTGCCGTGCTCCGCCTGCGCGGAGAGCGGCTGGGCCCGCGTGATCTTCGAGCCGGTGGGCCTCACGGCGCGGACGTTGGCGCCGGCGAGGTCAATGACGTAGCGGTCGATCTCCGCCACGCCCGCCTGTCCCGGGTCCTGCTCCAGCACCACGGCCACGTCGGGGCCGTCGTCCTCGAGGGCCGCACGGATGGCAGCGCCCACTTCGGCGGGACGCCCGCGCAGTCGCGTGACGTGCTCGATGTAGCAGCGTCCATCGCGCGCACGGGCCATGCGCACGCCCGCCGTCCAGTCGCCCGTGGGCGAGGCCGCGCGGTCCCAGTACCGGCACCGATCGGCTTCGACCGGGGCACTGGCCACGACATCGAACCAGTGGCGTTTGAAGTAGGCCCCGGCCGCGGGTCGCGCGAGCCAGTCGCCGTCGAGCAGCTGCGCGCGGCGTACCGGGTCGAGCTGCAGGAGTTGTGCGCGGTACCCGGGCGTCACATGCCGGTTGTCCGCGAGCCGGGCGGGGATGAACGTTCGCGAGAGCGCGTCCGGTGTCCCGGCGAGAGCGAGCTCGTCGCCGAGGAAGTGCAGCAGCGCGCCGGGGACTGCGCGGATCGGACACGCGGGGTCCAGCCAGGGAGCGAAGCGCCGGAAGACCCACTCGTGCCCTTCGCCGCCGGGGTTCGTCGTCGCCCGCACCCAGTACGGGAGCGTGGCGTCCGTGCCCCGGATGCGGGCCTTGATGCCGAGGTACTGGCGCTCCGTGAAGTGCGTCAGTTCCTCGAAGATCACCAGCGCGAACTCCAGCGAGTCGTAATTCGCGACGTCGCTCTCGTGCTCGCAGTGGTTGAGCCAGACCTGGGCGCCCGAGGGGAACGTCCAGGTGTTCGTCGTGGCATTGCGCCGCGCACCGAGGTGCGGGTACAGCGCTTCGCTCTTGTCGATCGCGTCGCGCAGGTAGCGCGCCTCGCGCCGAAGGAACAGGCACCGGAAGCGGGGGTTCTCGACCCACCGCAGGGGGAGCGCGATGGACGCTGCGCTCTTGCCGCCACCCGCCGCACCACCGAAGCACGCCTCAGCGGCCGGGCAGGCCAGGAATTTCGTCTGCGGTCCCGGGTTCGGGACCCAAAGCACTTTCGACGGTGACGGCATCGAGCGAGGGGAGCACGACGACCCGGGCGCTGGTCACCACCGAGCCCGAGAGCTCCGTGTGCAGTCGGCGCCCGAACTCCGCCGGGAACCGACGCTCCAGCATCCACGCCCAGGCTTTCCAGTTCAGCCCGCCCTTGCGGACCCGC